TGGATATCTGCGTTATCTGCTGCAACATTAGCCATTGTATGCCCAAGATCAAGACCTTCGTTTTTGTACATTTCATTTCTCCTAAAAAAGTGCTTCTTCAATGTCAGTGGGTTGTTTAGAAACTTTTACTAGCACAACATCTTTGCGGTTGATGAAGGCGTAGTGGGGGAAGGGCCAGCCGCTGTCTGCGGGTATGCGTATACATAGCATCCCATCGTCGTCTTCCTTTACAACATAGCCTATTTCGCCCGTGCTTTTAATTCGTACTCGTGTATCAGGTTGCATGATTAGTTTTTTCCTTTATGACAGGGGAGAACTCCCGAGTTGTGAAACGTTGATTGCAGTGCGTACACACGCGCTTGCGCTCCATGTAGAACCGCCGTCTTACATCATCGAAAAACCTACGTGTGTCTATCACTTTTGTTGGGTAACCGTCTGTTGTTTTAGGGTCAGCGCAGTATGGACAAATCATAAGTTGCTCCTTAATGAAATTTTTTTATTAGTGTGGTATAACCCGTTCGTCTTCCAAAATTTGGAGCGATCATGGCACAGGCAGCTTGCACAGAGGAAGAGTTTATTGAGATCTGGAAACGATTAGGTAGTGCCAGTCTCGTAGCCAAAGAAGTCGGGATAAGTCTTAGGCAAGCGCAAGAGCGCCGTAGGAGCATTGAGAACCGGCGCGGTATCTCACTCGAAGCATTCAATGACCAGAGGTTGTATAAGATTCTGCATCCTGAAGACAAGATTCGGTCGATTGCAAATATAAATGGGCCTGTTATAGTTTTTAGCGACGCACATTTCATGCCAAACGAAACAAGCGTTGCTTTCAATGCCTTGTTAAAAGTTATTAAGAAAGTCAAACCCGTCATGGTCGTGGCGAATGGGGATATTTTAGACGGGGCAACGATTTCAAAATACGGCCCGGAGGGATGGCAAACTAAACCCACCTTGAAACAAGAATTAGAGTCAGTGCAGTACCACATGGACGCCATCGTAAAAACGTGTAAAGGGATGGGAACAATTTTGCACCGCACAGTTGGTAACCATGACATCAGATTTGAAAAGAGGTTATCGGGTCTTGTGCCTGAATTCAAAGACATACAGGGTACAAGGCTGTCTGACCACTTGCCTGAGTGGACGGTTTCTTGGTCTGTGCTAGTCAATGAAAACACCATGATTAAACACAGACTCCAACACTCAGGCATTCATTCTGGATACAATAACGTTTTAAAAAGTGGTTTGTCAACTTGTTCAGGGCATACCCATCTGTTAGAAGTGAAGGGATGGGGGGACTATACTGGTAGGAGGTGGGGTGTATCAACCGGTATGCTTGCTGACCCAAAATCGCAAGCCTTTGATTACATTGAAGATAATCCAGTACCTTGGTGTAGTGGATTTGCAATCTTGACGTATGATAATATGGGCAGATTGCTTCCACCGGAGTTAGCGGAGGTGATCGACGGGGTTGCGTATTTCCGAGGATCTTCAATTTAACGAGGTGTATCATGGACGAAGTATTTGTTTCGGTAGATTTGACTGAGTTTGAATACGACGAAGTTATTGACTGGCTTGGCGAGCAAGAAATTGCTTCCGGCCTTAGTGATCTTTACAAGAAACTGCTTGCTGCTGTTGAAGCACGTGATGCAGCAGAGGAAGAGGAAGAAGGCGAAGACGAGTAAAATTCGTCATAGCTACCTCAGCCAACCCGCCCAAAAGGCGGGTTTTCTTTTCCTGTATTGGTCTTATATGACCGTTTAAATCATGTAAAAGGCTCATTCGGCAGGTTTTCTTTTCCTGTTAATCATCTTTCCACGTACCATCTTTAAAAATAAATCTTGTAAACAACAAGATCCCATCCGAATCGTAATGTGCTGCCATACACGGCGGGTCGTTGTACGCCGGAGCGCGATACTGTAACCCCATGCCACACTCCCTCTGATGCGGGAAGTAATATAAAGTTGTCACAGCTTCTTTTGGAGTCGAGGGAGGAGTGGCGAAATCATATAGTTCGCGTTTCATTGCTCACCTCTGCTTAAAACCAAGGCGACGGATGCCAAGTTCTATGAGCATCGCCGCATCTTCCAAGCCGTTTTGACTACTGCTCATTGCAGTCTGCCACTCCCCTCCAACTCGTTTTCCAACCACCCCAACCGTGACGATCTCACCGGCTCTTGCATCTTCCAGCCATTGCTCCAGTAGGGCAATGCAGTCGCCGTTATCCGGTGTAGTGGCTGTTAAGAAAGGTTTGATGTTTTCGGTCATTGCTCACCCCTTGCTCTGATTGCTTGCGCTGCCAACTTTGTAATGTCAGATGCGTACTTAGGGTGTACGGACAGCACGTCACACACTCTTGCACACGCTTCACGCTCTTCTTTTCTAATCAACTCAGCAAAGTGCTCGATGTCACCGTGCAGGGTCAAGCCGTTATCTTCTATTAACTTAAATACGTTCATTTGATTTGTCCTTATGATTATTTATTGTTGTCACGCCTATTCTTGAGGCAGGCCAAACAAGCTGCTTCTGGTCAATCGTCATGTCTGCAACACCATTACGCATGGCAAAGAGCAATCTTGGCGTTAATGCGGTAAACAGCTTTGGCGGTTCCTCATCTGGGCAGATGGTAAATGTGTATGGAAGTTTAGCCATGATTTTTCTCCTTCAGCTTGGTCTCAATCGCACGGGCGAAAGATTCTTCCGGCCCGAAGCAAGAATTAAAACCAATCTCTTTACCAATAATCTCGCTCACTTCTTCATCCGTCAGCCCAACCCACTCTCTCGGTGCGCGGTACAAAGCCATACCAACGGGCAAAACAACAGCGGGGTCGGTTGGTTGTATAACGCAATGCCCGTTATGAAATCCTGTTATGTACGCCACGGGTTTTTGCTTTTCTTTCGGCGGTTCCCAACTCTCACATTCACAGACATATCTACCCGCGCTGTGTGATGCGTCACGCATGAAGCCATGCGGTGCGTCGGGATGTTCATTACACCTTATACCTACATCATCTGCGTTTTCCACGACGTCTTACTCCACATCTCTATTAGGTTTCCACTCCAAAGAACGCATCTCAGCTTCAAGTTCCCGGAGATCGTTAGCTGCATCAGACACCCCGTGCCAATCATGGCGAGCTACCATAACTTTTAGATAATCTATTAATACTTGCCCCTGTAAGGCAAGGTCTTTATAGTCTTTCATTTTTAGTTTCTCCATTTAAAATGCGTTGAATTTCTCGGTCGATATACCACCGAGCTTTACGCAAGTCCTCGATTTCTTTGCCTTTGAGACTTGCTCGCCATACGTACTTCACCGCATTACCGAGACAAAAATTCATGTGCTCAGTTATTTCAATACACTCCACACCACTAGGGTGTGAAGTGTAATGCTTCGGGTTATTTACGGTGTCGGTCATAGCATCTTCCACCCACTTATTTCTTCCGTCCAAAATCTGCGCCACAACATCTTTACGCTTAACCTAGCAACAGACCCAGGTTCAAGCAATTCTGTTGTGGTGTACTCTAATCGCGTATCAGGTGTACCGGGGCCAATCCATTTATGCTTATCGTTATAACTAGGCAAATACGGAATACCATGTAAATAAAACATAGGCTGTGGCACAAGTTCTGCTTTTGGCTCCCTCGCTAACCAAGCTCTGAACTTTTTAAGTTCATCAAACGTCATGTCGGCTATATCTTTACCGTAAATTCTTTTAGCTTCGTTAGCTCTAGCAATGCTCACTGCTTTTTTCTCCTTTTAATCATTTCATCTGCTACTCGGTATGCGAAGTCTGCGAAAGCTTCCTCCGGTTTGTATTGGGGCATCTGCCCCCACTTGCCGGAAAGTATCCCCGTGATTGCCGCTTTTGCAAACTCATCTCTTAGCATAAGCAACTCTTCATTTGAAATCGTATCTCGCCACTTCATTTAACACCTCCGTTAAGTCGTAAGTCAATTCTTTCCCGATCAAGGGCAGCTATTCGCCGACGTTCGGCAAGTACCTTGGGATCTTTCCAAGGAAAAGGCTGCTTCAACAGGTTCCACTGACGTTTAAATGTTTCAAGTACATTCGTACTTTCCGATGTTGTTTTGATGCTCATTGCTACTCCTAATGGTGTTTGTACATGCTGTCGGTCACGCCCAAGAACCGGCACAACTCAATCGCCATGCGCTGAAACGGCCCCGCTTTCACGGTCACTGGTTTCATGTCCAAATTTGTGTCGGGTGAAATGTTATACGGTATAACATTTACAG